CTGGCGAAACATATAAAGAGAAGAAAGAAGGACCTGATATTGTACAAGACGTTACTGTGCAGGTAACTAATAAAGGTCTAGAAGTATTTCAGAAAGTTATGAATAACAATAATGATAAAAATAATAAATAATGTTTTAACCACAGAAGATTGTTTTCATCTTTATAAAGGTTTAATCAATTCTAATATGTGGAATTTAACCAGGCACAGTGCGGGAGCAGAAGGAGGATCTTTCCCTGGAGTTATTCTTATAGAAGGTAAAAAAATTATTCTTAATAATCAATATTGGATAGGTTATTTTAATTGTTTATTTGATAGAATAAATGCACAACTACAACAACAACATAATTTTTCATTAAAAAGAATTATAACAAGAATAGCTTTAAATGCTCAAAACGATAATCATTATACAGAGTTTCACCAAGACGAAAAAGAAAATACTTATAGCATTGTAGGATTTTTCACACCACAATGGGCTGAAGAATGGGGTGGAGAATTAAATATAGAAGGAAACATAATTAAATACAATCCAGGTGATTTTGTATTATTTGATTCTTATAGACTACATAAATCACAACCTATAAAAAAAATACCATATTGGAGGACATCAGTAAGTTATGTTATTGAGAAATCAGAATCCTAAAGGCGGAACAGAATTACAATTCGAGTATTTAAAAAAATATGTCGACAATAATTTATTAGATCAAGTACAGATTTGTACTTCAGTGCCAGAAAAAATACCTTTGCACCCAACTAAACCAAATATACTTTGGCAAAAAAATTCTTATGATCAACCCAATTTAGCTCCCTGGTTTAAAAACCCTGCTAATCATAATAAATACGACTGGTATGTTTTTAATTCACACTGGACGTATGAAAAATTTAGAGATCATTTTAAAATACCTACTAATAGATGTGTAGTTATCAAGAATGGTATTGATAAAATAGAACAAACTAAACCATATGTAAAAGGTCAGCCTATAAAGATAATACATCAAAACACACCTTGGCGTGGTTTATCTGTATTGTTAGGTGCAATGCAATTAGTAAAAAATCCTTTAGTTACTTTAGATGTATACTCATCTACAGAAGTTTACGGCAAACAATTCTACGATCAAAACGATCATGAATATAGAGAGCTTTACGAACAAGCAGAAAAATTACCTAACGTAAACTATATTGGTTTTAAGTCTAATCAATACATTAAAGATAATTTAAAAAATTATCACATGTATGTATATCCTAGTATCTTTGAAGAAACGTTTTGTATATCTTTATTAGAATGCATGGCTGCAGGTTTATATTGCATCGTCAATGATTTTGGTGCTTTGTATGAAACAGGAGCAGAGTTTCCGATGTACATACCTTACGATTCTAATCACAGAGCAATGGCACAAAAGTTTGGCTTTGGTATAGAACAAGCATCGCATACGTTAGATCAAAAACAAATACAGGATCATTTAGATTCTCAATCTAGATACGCGCATATTTATTACAATTGGAATAAGATTGCTATGCAGTGGACAACATTTTTAAAAGGAGTAATTAGTGCAAAATCCGAATAAACCCATTTGGTTTGAACAACAACAAACAGTGGAAACAATAGATTTATCTGAACCGGCTAATAAATCACCTTGGAAAATTATGGTTTGCACACCTGTGCATAGTGAGTGTTCAATTCATTACACACAAGCATTATTAAAATTCCAACAAGAATGTTTTTTAAGAAAAATATTAGTTAGTTTTACTTTGATGAAATCCTCTTTAGTTACACAAGGTAGAAATTTGTGTGTGGCCGAAATGTTAAATCATGAAGATGGCTACACACATTTATTATTTATAGATTCTGATATTGATTTTAATTTTACAACTATTGAAACAATGTTAAAAGCTGACAAAGATGTTATTGCATGTCCTTATCCAATGAAATCATTAGACTGGGATAAGATATTTGAAGAAAAAGATAAAGCTGAAAACAAAGATCAATTAAGAAGACCTGGATATACGTTTCCTATTAAATTAGAAAATCAACACGCTATTCATTCTCACGGTGGTATTGTAGAAGCAACACATGCTCCAACAGGGTGTATGTTAATTAAAAGAACTGTACTAGAAGGTATGATTAAACATTACCCTGAATTACAAATATATCAACCTACTAATATTAATGGTAAAGAAGTTAAAAAACCAAACTTTTATAATCTATTTGACACGATACATGATCCAAGCACCAAGCGTTACTTTGGTGAAGACTTTGGTTTTTGTCAAAGATGGACTGACATGGGTGGTAAAGTATATCTATATATTATGGATTATATAACCCACGTGGGAGAACATCAGTTTTGTGGTAGGTTCTTTGATAACCTAAAACCAGCTATTGACGATAGTAAAAAAATCAAATAAAGTGTGATATTTCAGGATAAGTACGCCTGCCCTATAAACTAAATTTAGACAAAATTATGGCAATAACAGATACTAAAAAAGCAAAAGATTTCACAGCAGGAGCACCCGACATTACATTAAAGGGTGATTTAACACCTACTAAAATGGCTTCTGCTCCAGATACTATGGATTCATTAAATGACTTATCTCAAATGTTATTTGGTAAAAACTTAGACCAACTTACTGATGAAGAATATGATGCTTTACAAGACGCAGCTAGAGATAGTCGAGCAGCAGGCGGTAGAGCACAATACGGTTTAGGTAGTCTTGTTAAGTCAGTTAAGAAAGCTGTTAAAGGTGTAGTCAAAGGTGTTAAAGATAATCCTTTGCTAGCTGCAGCCGCTTTAAACTTTGCACCTATGCTAATACCTGGAGGCAAGGCAATGTTTTTTGGACCTGCTAAAAGTTCTATATTTGGAAATCCTTTGAGTCTTTTAAATTTAACTGGTGATACAAAAGGAACTGGAGCTGCTATGGACGCATTAAAAATAGGTGGAACTGGTGCAGCTATCACTGGTTTATTAGCTGGTATGGAACAACAAGAAGGTGAGTCTAATGAAGAATTTGGTAGAAGAAAAGCACAAGTAAGAGATCAACTTACTGTTCAATTTAAAAGATTATACCCACAAGGTAATAATGAATCCGATGAAGATTATAACATAAGAATAAGTGCTATGGTTGAAGGAGCTGATGATCAAACAGTTCCTGTAGGAGAAATGGCTGATGGTGGTAGAGTTATGAAAGCTATGGGTGATTCAGCTAGTGATAATGCAATGCAAGCATCAGGCATTGAAGGTCTTCCCATAAGAGAAAATACAGCTGGTGTTAAAGAATTAGATTTAAGAAAAACAGGTGGATTTATACCACCGGTTGGTGTAAAAGAAAAAGCAGATGACATTCCAGCGATGTTATCTAACAACGAATTCGTATTTACTGCTGATGCAGTCAGAGCTGCAGGTGGTGGTAGTGTCAACAAAGGTGCTCAGAGAATGTATGATCTCATGAAGAACCTAGAGAGCAAGGTGGTATAATGGCAGAAGTTTCAACAGTACAGAATTTACCTGCACCGTTTATTGAAGCGGCAGGTAAAACTTTTTTAGAACAATTACAAACTGCTATAGGAGATGCAAAGGGTCAAGATTTAACTAAACTTTTTGGTCCTCAATTTGTAGCTGGACCAGGTGCGTTAACTACACAAGCACAACAACTAGCAGGTGGTCTTGGATCTTTTGCACCATTTTTACAAACAGCAGCTGCTACGACAGGTCCACAAGCTTTCCAACAATTTTTATCCCCATTTCAAAGAGATGTTATTGATACAACATTAAAAGAATTTGATGTACAAGCTGCTAAAGGTATACCAGCAATAGCTGCACAAGCTATTCAAGCCGGTGCATTTGGTGGTGGTAGAGAAGGTGTAGCAAGAGCAGAGTTTCGACAAGCAAGCGACAGGAACCGAGCAGCATTACAAGCACAATTATTACAACAAGGTTTTGGTCAAGCTCAACAAGCTGCGCAACAACAATTTTTAAATCAATTAAATTTAGCTCAACAAGCGCCAGCTTTAGCAGGACAACAGATTTCAGCATTAAGTGCGTTAGGAACACAACAGCAAGCACAACAACAAGCTGAGTTAAGTGCACAACAACAATTATTACAACAACAAGCAAATAGACCATTAAACTTAGCTCAAACACTTGGTTCTGGTGTTACTAGTTTGATAGCTGGATATCCAGCACAATTCCAAACTCAAACAACACCTACGCCTTCACCATTACAAACAGCACTAGGAGCTGGAGCTACATTAGCGGGGGTATATAGAGCGTTTAGTTAATATGAGTAGAATATTTAAAAGACCTATGTTTAGAAAAGGTGGTACTACCGGTGGTGGTATCATGGATAACGTTGTTGAAAGAGGACAATATGCTGATAGTAATGCTAAAGATATTAAAGGTTTATCTATTGGTGAAAAAATAAATTTAGTAGAAAGTCTTGGAGGACCTGATACAGGTCTTGCAGATCCATTAACACAATTTTTATTACAGATTGGACCACGTCTAGGAACTACAACAGGTAAAGGTGGAATAATTCCAAACATACTAGAGGCATCTAAAGAACCTGTAGCTGATTTAATATCAGCTCAAAGAGCTAGAAAAAAAACAAGACAAGCAATTGGTTTAGAATTTATTAAAGATTTATCTGATGAAGATAAAACAGCTTTGCAAGAAAAAGTAGAATATTTAATGGATGAATTTAACATAAGTAGAGAAGAGGCACTAAATAGAGCTCTACCTGAGTTTAGAAAAAAAAGAGATCCTGATGAACAAGTTAAAATAGATGATGATGCATCTATTGAAAGTATTATTGATTCTACAAAAAATAGATTTGGTACTCCTAAGATAGATAGAGTGCAAGCTGAAATTCTTTTTGATAATTTAAAAAACCTAGAAAAATCAAATTCAGATGCATATAAAACTTTTGTTGGAGCAAAATCTAGTAGTAAATATATTTTTGGTAGTAGTGAATATAAATCAGAGACTGGAGAAATTAACGACAATTCTATATTAGAAACAATACCAGATGGTTCTGTTATATACGATGTTGAAAAAGGTATATTTGTTAAAAAACAAGGTAATAAAGTTATCGGATTGGAGTAGACCATGGCTGAACCAAGCTGGTACGATTTTCTTATCCCTTCAGAAGAAACACGAGAAGCAATCTTAAAAGGTATTGAAGCAGGTAAAAGAGACGTTCGTATCTTAAAAGACGAAGGACCTGAAGCTTTAGAATTAAGACGTAAAGAACAAGAGTTTATAGACTTAGGTCATGATGATGAGACTGCATCTATACTAGCTAAACAAGCAATAGAAAACGATCCTAGAATAAGAATAATTCCAAAAGACATTAATTTTATTGGTGATGCAAAAGCATCTACAATAGATACAGAAGAAACAGAAACTGAAGAAGTTAAAGATATTAAAAAAGTAGATTCTGTTGGATTAGGTGACAAAGACGATTACGAAGTAGGTTTAGGTCAATCGTTAACTGGAGCTGTAGTTAGTGCAGGTATTAAGTTTCCAAAAGGTATAATTAATTTTGGAACATTAGTTTATGATGCAGCGACAGGTGATGGTTTGGATGTTGATAAAAGTTTAACAGAAAGATTTAACAAAACTTTTGATAAAACTATTTTTGGCATAATAGAAAACCAAGCAGAAGAAGACGCAAGAGCTACAGCTGCTGGTCATTTAACAGAAGCGTTCTTACAAATATTTAACGCAGCTAAGGTCGGTACGAAAGTATTAGGACCAGGTATTCAATACGCTAGTAGAAAAGCAAGACAACTAGCACCTGAATTAGTTAAAAAAATTAAAACAAATAGATATGGTAAACTAGATGATACTGCAACATCAGTTGCAAACGCTGGTAAAAAAGCAAAACAACTTAATGCACCTAATCGTTTTGATAAATTTGTAGCTGTGTCCCTTGGTGGTGGTTTTGGTGGTGGGGCTATCGTTATGAAATCAGAAGACATAGGTACGTTTGGAGATATAAATGCATTAGATTTTTTAGGTACAGGTTTAGATAGAGAACAAAAAGAATCAGCTAACGAGGATGCATTTAGACAATTAAATAATAAATTTAAGTTTAGTGCAGAATTAGCTTTTCCTATCGTACCATTTGTTTATGGTGTAGGTAAGACAGCTAAATTACTTGCAACAAAAGGTAAAGATCTTGCATTTAGTAATTCACAAATAGAAAGATGGGTTGACAAGTATGTAGGTAAACCATTTAGATCTAGAAGTGACAAAGCTCAAGAATTATTTGATGGTATTCAAAGATTAGAGGGTAAAAAAAGTGCAGTTAAAATTACAGCAGATGACGCTGCTAAAAGTTTTGACGACTCATTAAAAAAAATATCTAGAAACAGCACTAAAGCATCTGAAGCTATACAAAATCCTTTGCAACTGTCAGAGTTGTTTTCTAACTTTTTGTTAGCAACTGATGATGTAGTTAAAAAAGGCAGAATAGTATTTCAAGGTTTTTCAGATAAATCATTAAAAGCTTTTAGAAAATCTATGGATGAGTTAGGAGTTAGCAAAAAAAATACTGACGAATTAATTAGTAATGGAATTGATTTTAGAACAGTGGCTGCTAGTCTTAAGAATACAATTGCAGAAGGTAAAAATTTTAATGTGGCTGTTGAAGAGTTAAATACAATACTAAATAACAGAGTTAAATATAATTTAGGCGCTGACTATAAAATTTTTGACATGAACATGGGATTGTTTGATGGGTTTAAACCCACACTAGGAGCCAAAGAAGATGTAGCTAAAATAATACAAAGATATCACATTAACAATGGTGAAAAAGGTTTTTCTATGGATGACGCTATGATTGTTGTTAATAATATTTTAAAACGTGTGACTAAAGATCCAGTAACCAAAACACCTCAATTTCCAATTGGTTCAGCTAATATTTTAGATGACTCAGCCGTGCAAATAAAAAGCATAGGTGAAAACATAACTGCAGGAGGTAAGTTTAAAGCTGACAAAGTAGGTGGCTTAATACAGACTAAATCAGATCTTGCAGCGTTTAATTCTTTATTTGGTAAATATAAAAATGCAAAAAATACTATATACAATGTCATGACTGATCTAGCTGATATAGTATCACGAGATAAATTTTATTCACAGTTATTAGCGGACAGTGACAAACTACTTGCAAAAGGTGAAAGGCCTTTGTTTTATAAAACATATAACGAAGCTTTAAAAAATTTACCTTATCAAGAGATTATACGTAGACCTTTAAAACTTAGCACTAGGTTATCTGATCGAGTATATTCATCACCGTTAGATGGATTGTTTACAAGTAAAGCGTGGGCTGATTCTATAAAAACTGGAGATGAAATTATAGGTAGTGCATTAACAAGATCACTTCCATACAGAGCTATGTTATTAATACCAAAAGGTATATCACAAGCTGGTAAAACTATTCTTGGTCCTTTTACACACTTAAGAAACTTTTTTTCTGCTGTGTTTACTACAGTGCACAGTGGTAACAAGAGCTGGTAGGAGTAATGAAACAGCAGAAGTATTTTTTAACAAACTAGTTAATACAACAACACAAAAATTTAAAAAACTATATAACGTAGCTCAAGATTTATATACAGCTGAAGATGATGTATTTAGAATTACAAACTTTTTAGCAGAGGGATATAAATATAAAGAAGCTTACAAACAAGCTGTAAAAGATGGTATAATTAAAAACATGCCTAGTGATTTAGAAATTATGAAACAGGCAGCAAAAATAGTTAGAGAGACAGTTCCTAATTATGCGTACGTATCTGATTTTGTAAAAGGTATTAGAAGATCACCATTAGGAAGTTTTGCATCGTTCCCTTCAGAAATTTTTAGAACAGGTGGTAATACAACCATGCTTGCAGTAAAAGAAATGAAAGATCCTATATTACAATCTATTGGTATGAAAAGATTAACAGGTCAAGCTTTAACTTATGCTTTCTTCCCTCTTGCAGCTATGAGCGCAGGTTCTGCATTATACGGTTTAGGAAAAGAAAAGATAATAGCCATGAGAGAAATACTTCCAACGTGGTCAGAAGATAATACAATCATTGGTGTATACGAAGATGGTAAATACAAATATATAGATTTTAGTCATGGCTTTTTTTATGACACTATGATTCAACCGGTAAATACTATTGTAGCTAATGTTGAAAAAGCAAAAGCTGCAAACGAAGATGATCCACTTATTACTGGTTTCGCAGAGGGTTTATCAAGAGCTTTAGGTAAAGTATTAGAACCATTTTTCTCAGAATCTATCTGGGTTGGTGCGGTAGCAGACGTTATGATTAGAAATGGTATTAAAGATAATGGTAGCCCTGTTTGGAATCCAGAAGATAGTCTTATGACTAAATGGTACAAATCTACTAAACATGTTGCGTACACATTATCACCTGGATCACTGCCACAGTTACGAAGATTAATTAATGCTATACAAAAAAAATCTCAAAAAGGTGTCAACTACGAAATACCAGATGAATTGTTAGGATTTGTAGGTTTTAGAAAAGTGCCATTACAATTAGAACAAAATTTAAACTTTAAGATAGCAGATTTTCAAGAAGCAAAAAGAAACGAAGCTAAAAAGATATTTGAAGGTTTAAGAACAGGTGATCCTGTTACAGATCCTAACGCAGTCATTAGACAATACTTTGAAGCTAATAAATCTTTTTACGAGGACATGAGTAAGTTAAGAAGAGTGTATGATGCAGTTAAAACTTTGGGTATGCGAGATGATAAGATTGAAGAGTTGTTTGGTAAGAGAGGTGAGTTACCTTTATATGGCGATATAGAAAACAATGTCTTTTTTCCATTGTTAATTACAAAAGGACAAGTGGCAGGTATTGAAGATTTAGCTAGAGATAAAAAAATACCTAATATATTAAATGAAAGAGTATTATCTATTATAGAAAGAATGGAAGAGGATATGATTAATTTAAAATTAAATAAAGATTTTGATTTAAATTTAGAAAAATATTTAATAAAACCACAACAAACATCTGAATTATTAATAACACCTGATATACCAAAACAAGTCTCAGATGCAGCACCTAATCCACAAATAGTAAATAGTGGACAGATGGCGCAACTAAATGAAGGATTGACCATAACTGAAAATGCTTTACTAACAGACGAAGAAAAAGCTATTAAACTTAGAGAACGAGGAATGACAGCATAATGCCTAACGGAGATAAAATTAGACCCAAAACTACAAGAGAGCACCTGCTTTCTATTTATGGATATATAACTGGATTAAAGAAAGATGTTAAACATATGCATGATGGTATACACGATTTGGGCGGTAAGATAGACAAGATCTATTGGGTGTTATTGGGTACTGTTGGGGCAGTATCACTTCTGCTATTAGAGAAAGCTTTAGATAGAGGACTTTTTT